CACACTCTACTATGTCTCCTGTAATGCCTCTAGCATCTAAGTCTTGTATGGTTGTGTATGTGTGTGCTAGTCTAGTACCACTAGTCATAGAATATGGTTTTGCTTTTACTACTTGTTCAAGTATGTAAGGATCTAAATGTTGTAGCTCTTCTTGTATGTCAGACATCTTTTCTTTCTATATCTTCTTCAATACATTCTTCTCCGTATTGTACTTCTAATATGTGGCAAGGAGTATTTAAAGGATTTACTCCTTTGTGCCAAGTTTCTTTACCTATTGAATAACCTGGACTATTGGCTTCCATTTGTCTTTCTTGTCGTCCTGCTGGACCGTCTGTAATTATATTACACGTACCTTTTAGTACGTACCAATGTTCAGAACGTTTAAAATGTCTTTGCATACTTAAACTACTGTTAGGATTAATTACAAGTTCTTTAACTTTATAACCAGGCTTTTCATCTAGCACTCTGTACCAACCCCAGTTACGTTGTGTCTTAGGATGTTTATATTCTTCTAGTATCCAACTACTTGAATTTTGTTTATGACTTCCACCTACACCAAAAACAAATTCTACTTTGTCAGACCAAAGTTTCATTTCAGGTATGTTGTCTTTTGTTCTATCTCCACCGTTAGCAAATATAACATCGCAGTTGTATCCTGATGTTGCCATAAGTTTAAATATTGCTCCAGAGGCACTATCATCTTCATCGTCCCATACTAGAACATCGTCAACCATTTGTAAGTTTTTTACTATTTCTACACGTTCTTGTATTGGCATAAAAGGTTTACCTTTTTTACGTGTAAGCCATTCGTCACTATTAAGCCCGACGACTAATTTGTCGCCGAGCTTTTTTGCTTCTTTGAAATAAGATATATGTCCTGAGTGCAGTGGATCAAATCCACCTGTAACTAATACAACTTTCATAGTTGTATTTAGACTTTATCTACCTTCTGCTTCGATGAATTGAATCATTGTCTCTGGATCTGTGCAAGTATAAGGATCATCGTCCTCACCCTTGTGATTAAATCCAGGTTCAACAAATGCTTCTTGAACTATTCCGTTTACTGCATATAATGAATAACGCCAGCTTCTATTTGCAAAGCCTTTGTTTCTTTTGGTACATAACATACCCATAGAGTCAGTAAAATCTCCATTGCCGTCTGCTAACAGTTTTACTTTTTCAATACCTAAGTCTTTAGCCCAAGCATTCATTACAAAACCGTCATTTACTGATACACAATACACTTCGTCAACACCCGCCGCCTTAAATCTATCATACATTTCTTCATATGCTGGTAACTGTTTTGTTGAACAAGTAGGTGTAAATGCACCTGGTAAACTAAACAGGACAATCTTCTTATTATTGAAAAGTTCATTAGAAGTCTGCTTTACAAACTCACCAGCCATTCGCTGAACAAAACATTCATCTGGAATCATATCCCATTTTTGAATCTTTTGTCGAGCACCTGGTAAGTCGGTTCTCTCCATATGATTTATGACAGGTCTGGTATTGCCTCCGTACTGTTTGGCAACCATTCCTGGCTGTGTTTCACTCATCTTCATAAGTGTATTTCTCCTTGTTATATTAATCTGGAACTACAGACTTGCGTCTTCCATTCCTGCAACCCTTAACTTGACTATGTTAGTAAGTTGCCACTGCTTTTGATCTAGTGCCTTTGTTACGCCTAACCATTTATTACGCATAAGAGCGAATTCGTTAATAATTTTTTCGTAGTCAACTACATCTGCTTCACCGTCGACATATTTTTCTACGTCTCTACTACTCAATGCTCTTGCATAATTCTCTAAATATTTTTTAAAGAAAGAACTTCTTAAACGTCTTAATTCGATGTTTAGGTATTCTAAAATTGCTTCTAGTTCTTGCAACTGATTAAAACGTTGCTCAACAATACCAGGCATTTCTGCCGCGGCCTTTTCTACATTACCTTTAATACGAATTTGACTCTTTGCTTCAATCAATTCATCTTCAAAATATTGTATTGCCTTTGGGATATTGTTAATATCTTTTGCAATATCAGAATACCAACCCATTAATAATCCTCATCAATTTCGTCATCGTAATCGACATCTTCTTCCAAATAATATCCAATAGCTTTATCTAAATCGTGATCTGAACCTAAAGCATCTCTAAATGCTTCATCTTCTGTACCAAAGTCTGCACATAAATCAACGTACTTTTCAGCTACTGTTTCTAAGTGCTTCTTATCGAGATACTCTTTAAATACTTGCCAAGTCTCTACTATCTGTGTTCCGTCCATACTGTTTACTCCTCAGGGTTAATAATATCCTCTTCGACAGTCTCTGACTCTGTGGATAACTTATCGAAGTCACTCATAATTATGTCTAATTTATCACCAGACCAGTCTTTTCGATATTCCAAGTGTTCCTTGCCCGAGCTGTCCACGTATTTAAGTCTATTTCCCTGTTGAGTTAACAATCCTTTTTTCTCAAACAAGTCAACCAATCCACTGTATGGATTCATACCTGTTTCATAAGGGATCTTAACTTGTACACCTTCAAACGGTTTTGCATATCTAGTTTTCATAACTTTACAACCCGCTCTAATACCACGTACATCAGTTACTTTCTTACCATCTTCGTCCTCTTTTAGTTTCAATTTCTTCATTGCTACTACAATAGAACTTGCATAGATAAATCCTTGTCCACCTGATATTTTATCATCTGGATCAAACATATCTTGCGATGCATAAGTGTGGTTAGTACAAACCAATCCTACGTTATGTGAACCAATCATGTTAACAGTATTTCTTACAAGTGATGTTAGTGCCTTAGGTTTTCTACCCATATCACCCTTCATATCACCTTTGTTAAACTGATCTACATCTGTAGGTGTTAGTAACATACCCAAACTATCAATAACAAATAACACTTTAGGTCTGTCTTCCTCTGGTGTTTCTCTGTAGTCTGACATAAATGTACTAATAGTTTTAGCAACATCATCAATCATACTCATGTTTAGTTTAAGTAGTTTTTCTGGACTAGTGTCTACTTCAAGTGCTTGTAACCAAGTTTCGTCAAGTGCATTCTCTGAGTCAATCAATACTACAAAGATACCTTGATCCTGTGCCGCCTTTACAATGTTACCTGCACAGATATAACTTTTACCTGCACCAGATTCTCCTGCAAACACAGTCACCTTACCCATTGGTACACCTTTTTGGAAGTCGCCACTAATAAGATAATTGAGTGCATAGTTACCTGTCGAAATCCAATCAGTAGGATCATTAAATCCTGCACTCATACCTGTAATCGATTTCGTTAAGTTTTTACGAAACTTAGAAACGTCAAATGCCTTGTTAGCCATTATATCTCCTTAATCCATATACTTGGGGTTGCCGTGCAGACAACCCCTTGTATAATTTAATTTAGCTCTGACGGTTGCGGATCATTGCAAGAATGTCTTCCGCTTTGTTATTGTCAGCTGGTGCTTCTGCTTTCGCAGGTGCCTCAGTTGATGTAGTTTGTGCTACTGCTTCTGCCTGTGGTGCCGGAGCCGCCTCTGGAGCAGGAGTTGGAGTAGATGCTTTTACAGGATCACCTGTTCTTGCACTTACGCCAGCTGGTCTAAAGTATTGACCAAACTGTTCCATATCGTATGCTTCGCCATCAACAGATGCTTCAAACATCTTCTTGATAACACCAACTTCAACTTCACTTGGTTTCTTAGGCAAGTAATCACCTAAATTAAACAAGCCGTGATCTTCAATAGCTTTATACTGAGCTTCATCTAATGGACGTTCTTTTCTTGCCCAATTTGAAGTTGAGTAATCAGCATAACCACCTTTAGAAGTTTTTGCGATCCTAAAGTCTACACCAGCGGTATAGTCTGTTGGTAATTCGTTCATGTCCGGATCCATCAAAGCACCTTTAATGATTTGAAAAATCTGTGGACCAATAATGAAACGTCTTACTGGATTGTTGGGAGTTGAATCCTCTTTTAAAGGATTATCTGTAACAAAGCCTTGGAATACATATGAACGTTTTTTCCAATACTTACGTCCCATATCTTCTAAGTTCTTGTCTTTAAACCATCCACGTACTTCTGAAAGTACTGGACAAGTTTCACCATACATTTCCATACATGGTACTTGTACCTGTACAGGGCGAGAGTCTGTCTCACCTTTGATTCCAGCAAATGGAAGTTTGATCATCAAACGTTCTTGCCAGAAAAATGTATTGGAGTCGTCTCCATCTGGAAGGAAACGGACTGTTGCAGTCTCGCCTTCTTTTAAGTTCCAAAATGGGTAAATGGCGTTGTCGCCGCCTGTGGAAGATCCCGTTGTGCGGGTTTCCTGTTCTTTTAGTTTTGCACGAATTTCTGCTAATGTAGCCATAATATAAGCCTCCTATAATTGTTAAGCCTTCGTTGCTTTGTGCCTTTGTAAGTGTAGCACAGTTTTATATACTACACTAATATACTTATAAAGTCAAGTCTTTGTTTGCCAAAAAAGTGACTTTACGTACTAAACGCCTGCTAGGTGTTTAATTCTTTCCATCTCGCGATCTTTACCTGCCTTAAGTCTTTCGATCATTTTCTCTGCAACTGGTATTGCCTTGTCTCCAAACTCTTTTTCACAAGCAGTTATTACCGCTGTTTCGCCTTTTGGAAATTGATTAGTTGTATAGTCATAATATGACTTCACTAATTCTGCTAATCTAACTCCCGGACTTTTTTCTTCTTTTCCTTTTTTATCTTTTTCGATGCTACCATCTGGATTCATTTTTACAGCTATAGTATCATCGTTTTCTGGAAACATATGATCCATATCTTCATCATCTAAGTTATATTGATCCTTGATGAATGCTTTTATCTTAGCATCGTATTCTTTTTCAACTGCTGGGTCTTTGATATCTTGGAATATAAACATTGGTCCTGATACAGCTTCTTCGCTTGGATCATTATCCATTATCTTTGCTTGTGAAACTGCAAACATTTCATCAGCAGTCATACCGTCAGTGTATTCTAATTCTTTATCCTCATCTTCTTTGAATCCTTTTTCTTTAGCTTCTTTTTCAAGTTCATGTTTTCTACGCATAAGCTCTTTTTTCATTTCTTCGTCTTTGCTAGTGTTTGGATCCATTTGGATATCTTGCAAGGCTTTTTTCTTTGCCATGTAATCTTCTTTGTCTTTAATGTTCTCCATTTTAAGATCACCAGTTTCAATTTTGGACATTACATCTGGTTTCTTTGCTTTTATGTATTTTACTACTAAAGGTCTAATACACTGGTCTGCATCTTTTTGTCCTACCTTCTTGAACATATCAAGTAGCATCGGGTCATCTATGATGCCCTTCAAACTTTGAACAGCATTGTTACCGTTAACACCAGCCGGGAAATGCTGTGCCATTAAGCCATTTAGTTTTTTAATAGCGGCTTCTTGGTCTTTGCCTTCGCCGTTAATTAAAGCATCTTCTGTTTCTCCCACAATCATGGATAATTCATTTTCGAATTCTGCTTCTGGATTGTATGCTTCTTCTACTGCATAACCTTCTTTATCCAAAGCATCAATTACTTCTTCACGTGGTGCCATTGTGTGTATAATAACTCCACCCTGTCTCATTTCATCTGGCTCACACTTACATTTAATACCAGCCTTACCACAAGCATATTCCATTTCTTCACAATCTTTTTCCGAAATGCCTCTGTCTTCATCGTAGTCGCCATCGATATAAATTCTATGTGCGTGTGCTTCTGATCCACCTTCATGCCCCATAGCTTCGTCTTTGATTAATTCTTCTTGATGTTTAGCAAGTTCTTCCATTGAATCAAATGGTCCACCTGTTTGTTTTCCATTTTTGAATGAATAAAATTTTCCGCCTTTGTGTACAGCAGACAAACCATATTTGTTCATGCCCATATCTGAAACTTCATTTGTATTGTTTAGCATATCCGAGGCTTTTTCAACTGTTTCCTCATCAACACTACCCATGATTTTTTGAAAGTCATCAAGCATGGAATTGGTAATAGGCATTTCATCTATATACTTTAATGCGTTTCCTGAAACTTTATCTTCGCCATGTTTTTTAACAAGTGCTTCGTATTCACTTTTTTCAACAGTATCAAGATCAACACCAGAATCTAAATGAAACTTAAACATACCGTCTGCTAAATTATCGGCATCAGCACTTTTGTATTGTTTGTATTTTTCATACCAACTTTTCAATTCTTCTGTTTTTTCTTCACCTAAGAAATCTAATGGACCCATTTCTTGGATTTTATTCTTTTCACTTACTAATCTGTTTATGTATGGAAATACATTTTTTAATTCTTCGTTGAAAGTTCTAATAGTTAATTCATCTATCCAACTGTTTTGTAATTCTTCTGGAACTTCTTCCATTACAGATGGTTTGAAATCTTTAATTGTTTCTGCATAATGTCCTGCACGTTGCAGTTTCAATACTTCAGTTTTAATTGTATCTAGTCTTTCGTTAACTAGGTCCATGTAACCTTTTAAGCCTTCTGCCATTACTGCTGAACGGTTCATGTAAGTTTTAAATTGACGTAGCTTTGATAATTCTTCGCTGAGTGAAACGATATGTTTACCAAAGTCATCATATAAATTTCCGCCTTCGCTTACGTGTCTAGCTAAAGCTCTTGCACCATTTAAGTGTCTGAATGGATATTTAAATCTTTCTCCATTTTCACTTTCAATGTAAATGCTGTGTACGTGTTGTGTTCTTGCTCCAGGAACTTCCATGTTCACTGGTTGTGTGTGTTTTAGTACTAGCCTAGCTTTGTCAACATCTTCATAACTTGTTCTACTAGTGCCGTACATTTTAGATTCACTCATTGTCTTTTCTCCGGCAGTTTTAGTTAAGTGTGCATAATCTCTTTTATCAAGATTAGATTTTGTTATATCACGTGTATCAAAGTTAAGCATATTTCTTTTTGAAAAAACTCTTATTTCTTTTAAAAAATCATACCATTCTTTTTTAATACTGTCGGGCTGTTCACTAATAAATGTATTGTTGTACATGATAGCAATTTCTTTTTCCGTCAAAGATATGCTAACTTTACCCAGTGAATCTTCACCAACTTTGTAGTCAAAGTCGAAGTAACGTGCAAGTTTTGGCTCATCAGTTACTACACCTTGCTCATCACCAAGTGTTACTGATGGAAATCTGCCTCTGATCTTTGCAAACAACTGTTCTGATATATTGTCCATATTGCTCATATAACTATTTATCTTATGTTTGTTGAAACAAATATAGGCATGGGTGGTGTCTGTTCGTCGCCTGTATCAGCTTGATTGAAGGTATCATACACTCTAGGATCCCAGTCCTTTAGTACTGCCATAATACGCATACTCAATAAACAAGCACTTACTAGATCGTCATTTTCACCTGGTTTAGCCTTGAAGCTACTACCACTAGCAACAAAAGCCTTAAGCTCACTTACTAATACTTTGCTGTTTATTATTAGCTTGTCATTTTCAACCATATTTTTTAATCTAGTACAAGCACTAATTTTAGTACTGTGAGTTGTATTAAATCCTTTTCTAAACTTACGCACATGGCCTTTTCTAATAGGTTCTGATACACACATACCTGGTATATTCTCTTCGCCCATATCTCTAATAACAATCAAAGCACCTTCACCTATGCTGTTGTTTTCTACTGACCAGTATATGTTTTGTCCATCATTAGAACAACATTCTTTTATGTAATTGCAAATGTCTTTGAGTATTCTTATCTGTGCAGGTATGGGTGTAGTGTTGTGTCGCCACTCTGCTATTTGTTTATATGTTGGCAATTCAAACACTTGGATTGCGGCAAAGTCACCACCTGTTCCCATAGCAGGATCAAGTGCAACAACATAAGTGTTAGTACCATTTGGCTTTCCATACCAACGTGTCTGTCCCATATTCATAACAGGATCAACACCTTCTAAACTTGATAACTTAATACTGTTAATAAGTGTTTCATCGTAAACTAAAAATTCACAACCATACTCACGTCTAAATCTTTCTTCACCAATACGTCCTACTTCTGTCTTAGCCCACTCTTCATCTCTGTCAGGGTGTTCGTCCCATTTAGCAGTAAATCCATGAAAGCCATTTTGACCTATTTCAGCTTCGTTACCTTCTTCGTCGAACTTGTTTTGTGATTCTTTCCATATGATTGCAAATGTATCTTCATCACTGTTTGGTGTTGATGTAATAATTGCACGACCACCTGTTGCTAATGTTGGAGATATTGAAGTCCAAAATTCATCTGCTATACTTGGATTCACGAACGCGAACTCATCGCAATATAATAAAGAAATAGACATACCCCTACCAGTATTTCCAGTAGTTGTAGCACTAACAATCCTACTTCCATTTTCAAACTCCATTGAACCTTTGTTATAATTTGTTACACCAGCTCTGATATTATCTGGACATAATTCATATCCATATCTAATACGTTGCATAATTTCTTGTGCACCTGTGTATTTGTGTGCGGCAATTAGTATTGTTTGATCTGGATGAAACATAGCATACCATAATAGATATGCCGCGGCAGTTGTTGTCTTGCCACTTTGTCTTGGCAACATATTAATATTAAATCTATGATTATGATAACTTTCTAATAAACGTTCTTGATATCCGAAAGGAGCAAACATTACCTTTCCGTCAACAGGGTGTTGTATATGAAAAAAGTGTTGACAAAAATATAGATAGCCTGTATCAGGATCTATACACTTTTTCAGTGCCTCAATACCTGCTTCATCAAACTTTTCTTTTTGGTGTGCTTTTTTAGTAAGAACACCGTCTAAACTTTTTGTTGTTGCCATACTAGTATTTATAGGTGAAAATAGCGTCCGAAGACGCTATTTGGTTTTACTAATTGGGAGGAAATTAGTTTAATTATGCTGTAGTTAAGCTAGTTGCTAGTGTTACATCAGTACCTGTAACGTCAATGTTATTAGGTCCTACTGCTGTTCCTAGTGCTCTGATACGTGCTTGTATGTCTGCCGCTGAACTGTTACCATCCAGGATCATACATATCTCGCCTGAGTTATCATCTTTTAAGAAATACATTAAAGGATTAATTTCTTTGATAATGTATTCTGCCGCTTCTTCTACTGCATCATCTTCTGCTCTAAGATCGATATCGGCATTAGAAGCATTTTGTACAGTTACCAAATAACCTTTTACATTGTGTGAATAAAGTGTTCCTACTGTAACACCTAATCCATTTACTCTTGTTACTCCTGCCATTTATCTCTCCTTAACCGCAATTACTTGCGTATAGTTTTTCAAACTTTGCATCATCAACGTCATACTCAGCAGTAATTTTTTTCTTCATTTCTTCTTTTGTACAACCGTTGGCGTCAAGTCTTTTCATTTC